CCGTCAACATACCAGTTGCGGAAAATTTCATGCGACTTTTTATCGAACTCAAGCAGGTCCTTGACCGTCTTGAACTCGTTACGGATAATTGTTTTTAGTGATTGACCAACCTGAAGATTGTCCAGATCGATTTCAACAGGAGAATCATTCAGGTCAGAGACGATTGCCTCGTTCACCACATGCTCTACAGCAGTGTCACATTCTGGGTGCAAAGACATGTCTCTGTACCGTTTGATAATGTCAAACTCGGTACGAAAAACACCTTCAATATCTACATACTGCCCATAAAAACCAGAAGAAAGGTAGTAATCAGCACCGTCCTCATTACTGGGGGCAACGGGACTGATTACACCTTTAGACTTCTTTTTGTCTCCATCATCAATTGAAAAACCAAAAAGTTTGGCCATAATATTGTTAGTAGGTTCTTATTTACCTATTTATCAGACGATGGAACCGCGATTCTGACCATCGTATGCCTGCCACCACTGGACCTGCATCGTGACCTGGAATTCTTCAATCACATCCTGGGCATCATAGGTGAGTTCAATAGCACCCACAGAAGAAGGCCAGCAACCAACCATTTGGTAACGGCGGAGGACTTCAATCTTAGCGGGGTTAGAATCGCCAGTGACTGTCAGATCGGTGTTAGCACGACCAAGTTGGTTCACAACCCAGTCAGCATAGTAGTCAGAAGGATTGACGGTACCAGATCCATCAGACACTTTAGTGATGAAGTTCGCCCACTTCTCGAATGCTTCGCGCAGACGGAAGTCACCATCGTTGATGACGGTGATGGTCCAAGGTTCAAAGCGACGATCACCAGCAACCTTGAGTTGACGACCCCGGAAAGGGACCACCACTTCTTGGATGTTGGATGCAGGGAGTTGTGCTCCCTTGATCATCATGCGATAACTCGTGTCCTTGAGTTCAGGGAAAATAGCAGAGTCATCTCCGTTCACCGAAGGAAATGCCATCTCAACCTCAAAGAGGTTGGGACGGGCACCACCACCAATCAGGCGAGATTTGAAAGAATCAATCGACCTTGTGTTATTACGAATTGAAAAAATGTTCTTGTCTAAAGCCATTGTTGGGATCTCCTATGATCAGACAGTACCGACGACTTCACTAAAGGAGACGCCCGTGCGAGTAGCAACGAATGTCAGACCGATGAAGTTGATGGAGCGAGCGGGTTTGATAAAGATGTCAGCAAGGAATTCATTACGATCAATGACATCAGGGGTATTGTTTGTTTCATCACAAACAACCAGGAAGTCAGTAACACCACGCTTCGACTGAACGTCGCGGAGGAAAGGTTCTACAATGTTCACGAAGTTAGTACGAGTTCCGGCATCGTTGAGCTCGAAGAGTTGTGCTCGTGCAGCGTTCTCGATTGCTTTCTCCAGAGTAATGAAGAGGCGACGAACGTTGATGCGATCAAATGCACTCTCAAAGGAGAGTCCGGTCTTGTCACCGAACAGGATGATTCCAGATCCGGGACGAGAGATGATCGGGTTGATGCGATTAGAGTAAAGTTGGTCCCGAGCGTCTTGACCTGGGTTGAATGCCAGTTTGACAGGGAAGTTCAGGTTACCGCGAGTTTCGCCAGCAGGAGAGAACCAGGGGAAGTTGTCCCGGTCAGTCCGTGCACAAAGACCTGCGATATCAGAAGAGGTTGGCATGTACACGAACTTCCGGTTGAACCGGTCGTACACGTACTGATAACCAGCATCAAAGATCGCGTAAGAAGATGACGTAATCGGAGAGAAGAACTCCAGAACGTTCTTCAGTTTGTCAGCGTTGTCAGTAACGTTGACGAGAGAACTGCGGCAAGGTGAGATGAAGGTGATGCAATCCTTACGGAATTCGCAGAGAGAGATCAGGTGGTTTGCCTTTGCCTGCTCTTCTTCTTTGTTGCGGTAGGCACTGCCTTGAAGAAGGAAGCGAATGTCAGCATCTTCAGGATCACGGAACTTATTGTAAGATGCGATGACATCACCCAGAGGTGCTCCGAATACGCCAACGCCGGTGTAGTCGAGACCTGCTTCCAGTTTGTAGACTTGGTTGCCAACCGAGTTGAATTTGATGTCCTTGGAGTCTTGACCCCATGCACCAGCGTTAGCAAGAACCGCCGTAAATCCAGAACTAAATCCAGAGGCGATCGGTTCGGTGCCGTTGTATGAGTCAGAACCAGAAACCAGAGATGCACCTGCCCAGAGATACTCAGAGTTCTCTGCCAGATAATCCTTATAGTAGATCTCCAGATTGCCGGTGACCTTAGCGTCCTTAGACTTAGAAAGGTTCGGGAACTTCTCCAGAACAGAAGCAGGATCGCCAGTTACGTTGCCAGCAGCGTCAATGACCACAATGTGAATTGCGTCATTGCTGCCCTCGCGAGCAGAAGTGTAGTTGCTGGTCTGAGGACGGTTCAGAACTGAGCGCCAGGGAAGGGTAACGAGGTCGTTACCACCATCTTCGATGCTGGTGAGGATGTTCTGAGTGTTATACCAGTCAACACTGGTAGTTGTTTGTCCCATTGCAACGGTGTTACCGCTGCTGTTGACGAAGTTGATAGCGGAACCAGTCTTGAACTCACGCTGTGAGTTTTGCTGGTAGTTGACCAAAGTCTCCGTTCCGCCAATGACGGTGCTGACCACGCGAACTTCGACGGTTCCTGCGGTGTCGTCCTTAGCGGTAACAATACCCTTGAGGATACCAGTTGCATTAGTTACGGTACCGACGCCAATCGTCTGACCGGTAAGTGCTTGGGTGACACCCATGCCAACAGTCACGTTGGATGAGATGCTACCAGTTTGCAGGGTAGGGGTGAGGATTTGGTCTGAGATATTGTCAATGACTGCGACCTTGATCTCGTTCGCCCACGATCCGGGGTTTTTCGCGGCGAAGTACCAACCGAGGTCATCGGCATTATTATTTTCATAATCTTCAATGTTCTCAACCATCAAAGAGGTTGATGCTGCGTAACCAACGGCAGCGTTTGCGTTGTTCAGGTCACCGCCCTTACAACGGACAATATCAAGTTTGCCTCCGTAAGAGAGGAAATTTGATGCTGCAAGAAAAGTCTCGTAGTGGTAATCAGTCGTGCCCACTCCGGGTTGACCAAAAACTTCAATGAGTTCTTTCTCGTTATTGATCCGTGTAATTTCGTTGACCGGACCTTTACGGAAAGGCGCTGCCAAACCCGCTACGACGTTGACTGTAAAATCAACGCCACCACGAGTTAGGTCAACCTCCCTAATTGAAATCCCCGGAGATGCTAATCGAAGTGCCATTCTAACTCCTTGCTGTCCCTACAATGACTAGGATTATTTAGGGAAAAGGTTATTTATGGACGACTTCTAATGGTACTCCCACATGTATGAACGGTCGCCGTACTCGTCAACTCTCCAGACCTCACCAGTGGTGTCTATGATTTCTGTCTCGTCTTCAAATCCATCACTAATAAACCCAAAGGGTGCCATGTCCTGTTCAATAGCGTTCTTTTGCTCCTCATATATCCGTTTTCTGACATCTTGGTCAGTCATTTCTTTGAAATAATCCTGAGCAACTAACCAGGCAAAGATGACAAGACACATCGCCAAATCATCGTTAGAACCTTCTTCTGCCTCAAACGATTGCCTCTTTTGAATGAACGTTGTCAGTTCTGCAATGATGTTGTAGTCACAGAAAATTAGTTTGTCATCCTCAATCAGAGTCTTGAGGTTAGAGCAACCCACCTTCTTGGTGACCTGACTCATCTTGACACCCAACTGAGTCTTGACTCCAGAGAAACCAGATCCAACAATCTGACCTGCTCGTCCACGCATAGCAACCATCAGAAGGTTTTCATATTCCAAGTCGTAGAAAAGAATTGATGCTACCTGGTCACCAATATCATTCACCTCACACAAGACATACGCATTGTTGTATGCTCTACCAACCTCATCAATAATTGATGGGAAGAGCATTGGTTTGATTTCATTATCTCTAAATGTAGCAACAACTTTGTATGGGAATTTAGTGATATCAAATACACAGAATGTGCTGAAGTCTTTTCCTACACCGCGTGCAACGTCAACAGTGATGATATAATCATTCTTCTCTCTTGGCGTTTCAAAAACAGATAACTTCCCATTCCGCTTCACTGGATCTTCATAGACCATTGCCTTCAGTTTGGCAGCAGAGATTAGAGTATCAACAGATCCTAAGAATTCGCATTCAAACTCAATCTGGAACTGTTGCTCTGACGTGTTAGCAATAGTCTGCGCTTTCCACTTGGAGTCTCTACCTGGTACCTCTGACCAGTGCACCTCAGTAGCAACGTACTCATTCTTTCCACGCTCAGCATCATGCCACATCCTGTAGAAGTGGTTCATGCCATGAGGCGTAGACACAATGATCACCTTGGTAGACTTACCAGATGAGATCGTGGGATACACAGATGCAAAGAAGTCATCTGCCAGGTGGTTTGCAACGAACGCAAATTCGTCCAGGAAGATGATGTTGAATGACATACCCCGAACAGCAGATGCTGAGGTAGATGCTGCGATAATCTTGGAACCATTCTCCAGTTCCATAGATCCTTTGTTCCAAGCTATGATGCCTTGCTGCATCCAACGCGGCAGGTTCTCATACGCCAGTTGTAATCTGCCGAGGAGATCTCTAGCAGTAGCCGCTTTGTTTGCGAGGATTCCGATGTTGACGTTATCATTGAAGATTGCGTAGTGCAGCAAATAAGATACCACAGTGGTAGACTTACCAGTCTGTCGTGGCATCTTACAAATATTGAATCGGTTTTCGTGGAAGTTTCTGATCAGTTTCCTTTGAAAAGGATACATCTCAAATCCAACTAGACCTTCATCAACGTTGACGATTTTGATATATTTTTCTGTAAAATAAACAGGATCGTTTTTACACCGAACGAACTCAATGATGTTCTCTTCGGTGAACTCCTGTGTAGTATTTGCTTTTTTTAGATTAGGATTACCAAGATAGATATCACTCATAATAATCTAGATCAACACTTCCACTTCCTGAGAGCAAGAGCTTTACGAGTCGGACGCCCCTTCTCATCTTTCATAGGTCCTTTCACACCACTCATACGGGCACAGAAAGATCTCTTACGAGGACCACCTTCTGGTTGCGGTGCTTTCAGATCTGAACCAGGATTCTCACGCTCATAAGATTTGCGACCCTTCTCGTTCAAACCACCAGTTTTGCTCTTGCCTTCCTTACGCTGCCATGCAGATTCTCTCTTTAGACCAGGAAACAGAACCTGAGTAGCAATGCTGTTTTGTTTGTTATAAAGTTTATATGATGGCATTGATGCTCTTCCACCATGAGCTTTGACGGCATCTACCTTTTTTTGGTTTATAACATTTGAAGTATCTGCGGCATCTTGAGCGATACGAATAGGATTTGGAACCCCATATGGTTTGCCACCGATGTTCACCGTTGGTCCAAGATAACCATCACCTGGTTTCTCCTGAAGATTCTCACCATCAACTTCAGTTTCCTGATTCAACATTTGAAGTGCTTTATTCTTGGTATCGGTTGCTCTCCGAATCGCGCCGTATTTGCCTTTACCAGAATCCGCACTTTGTTTGACTGTATTTGCAGCTTTCATTCCTTGGATTGCTTGCCACGTGGCAAGACCAGCAGCAATCGCACCTGCACCTATAAGACCAGCAGCTTCGGATACTTCACCTGGTTTTTCTTGACGATTAGATTCTACAATAGGAACAGCGGTTTCGAGATACTGCCTAAAAGTAATACCTTCTTTCCAAGAAGATTTGCCAAATGCAGCGGTAGCACCACCGATAGTATCCTTCGCTACTTTCGCTGCCCATCCAAGTGCCTTTGCAGCAACATGCCCTTTCGCTCTAAGTCCCATACCTTTACCTCCCTTCTTCTTAGGAGTTCCAGGAGGACCTTCTCTCTTAGCAAGAGCACCACCTTTTCCCCGTGTGTCATCTTTTTGACCTGCACCAGAAGGAGGACGCCTGTTACCACTTGTTCCACCACCTCCAGAACCGCCTGATCCTGAGGAAGATGTAGAACCAGATGCTGAACCAGGAAGTTTTTTCTGCCCAGGAGTTACATCCCGAACCTTCACTTTCTTCACACCCATATCTACTGCCTTGCCCCCAGCAGAAGACACACGCTTGCTACCACCAGAGCCACCAACCTTATTAGACTTATTGCCTTGTGAATCACTTTTGACAACACGATCATTCCTAACAATGGCACTAGTACCTAACTTTTTCTGTCCGGATGGTTTTGCCGAACTAGAACTAGCACCACTAGTGGGTTTTGCCCCTGCCTTAGCAGCACGTGCTTGTGCCTGCTTACGAACTTGTTTTGCCCTTTCCGCAGTACCAGGATTTTTCTTCTGGTAGTCCGCAAACTGGTCGTCGCTCATCTTGGCAAACGCATCACCAGGTGCCTCAAAGATGGGCAATCTATAGGTATATTTCATCTGATGAGACTACTTGTCCGTATTATTTAGCAGACCCTTCTTGATCATCTTCTGTAGTTCACTTGTGCTACCAACAAATAGCGCATTGTTAGTGACATTTTTAGGACCATCTTCTGCTTTCAGATCCTTCATCTTCTTCTGAAGATCAACGATTTTGTCAGTAACATCACCAACGTGTTTGATCAACTGACCAGCAACTTCATATGCTCTAGGATGTTGAGTATCCATGCATACATCAAGGATACCGTTTACTGCTTCTTGTCCTTTCTCTACAAGATTATAAAGTTGAGCACGAGAATACTCGTAGTCTTGATCAGGAGCATCTGGAGTCTCCTTGATCTTTTTCTTTATTGCCTTTGTCTCATTGACAATCTCGGATTTTACATCTAGTGCTTTATCGATAGCATCAAAGTCTTTTGTCATAATTCATCAGTGCCAGTAACAGTACTGAATTCAAGACCATCTGCATCAAAGAAAGATCTGGTCTCCGTGAATCCAAAGGTATCGCCGTAATCAATAAGATCCGAATCAGATTTATTTACCAGATCGATACTATCTCCACTTGCGTGTGAATCAATACTGGTGCCAAACTGTCCACGGTTGACGATCAAGTCGTTACCGGAGATCTCTTTGATCTTCATAACTTCACTGTTGATTTGGATAAATCCACCAACAGCGAAGGAAGATCCTGATGTAACTTTTACGAGAGTTTGCTTTGTGGTGAGGGTGGCAGCAAGAGATCCCGTGCCATCATCATTATAATCTTTGGCGGCTTGTGGAACAACAGTGTACCGTTGCTCCCTTGGAGCTCGGATAGCGGTAGCGTAATCGATTTGAACTTTTTTGATAATTCCATTTTCGTCCGTAGGTACTTCTTGATAAAAGTAAGTCTTTGCTACGAAATCTAGATCATATTGGATGAATCTACGAGTTGAAAAATCACCCTCATACTCATCAGTAAACGATACGTTTGTTAGAGTAAAGGGGATATCTCTCTTCTCTTCCACACCCTCCAGCATGTTCACTGTCACGCTGTAAGCGGGTTGGAAGAATGGTAAAATTTGTTCTATAATTTGCAGGGCATCGTCTTGCAACTTGGTTGCAAAACTGAGTCTGAATCCCACATCATATGGGACAGGTAGAAACATTTTTTTGATCTTCGTCTTTTGAGACGGAGATTTCATAGTAAATTTTTGAATAGGTGATGCTTTCCTGCTAGCATCGTAAGTATATGAAGACAACTCAAATGACAAGCGAGGCAAAGAGATCGCTACATTGTCATCAAAGTTTGATTGTTGTTCAATGCGTGCAAGGAACCTTTGAATAGGTCCGTATGCAATGGGGACTTTGATCTGACTAATAGACTTACCATCACTAGCATACTTCTTGATAGTGATGTTATTGAACAGAGTACCGAATGCGATTACGGTCTTCCGAATAGTCTCATTGTAAAAATAATTACCAATCATTATACTTCACCAAATGGATTTTTCTCTGTAAAGTCTAAAATACCGTCTGCTTCAATCTCAATCACGTCACCAGTGTTGAACTCTTCTTCGGTATCATCATAGTCAATAGTATTTAGACGATATGCAGAACCTTCATTGTCAACGATTAGTTCGCCGATTTGGAAGTCGTTACTAATGTTACGTGCTGTCAGGGTCAAAGTGGAAGCATTCCAACCGGTTACAAACGCTGTGCTGAGAGAAGACTGACCGGTAATGACTTCTCCATAAGAGAATGTTCCGACCCCAACAGTTCCAGCAGCAGAGACTTGAATAGTGGGAGCACTGGTGTAACCACTACCAGCATCAGTAATCCGAATAGATTCAAGGTTTCCAGTGTTTCCAAGTACACCATAACCTTGAGCGGTGTGACCTGCTCCGGGAGGTGCGGAGAAGGTAATCGTGGGAGGAACAACATACTCACCACCACCAGAGGTGATCGTAACAACACCAACACCACCTGTAGTGGAGATGGCAACTTGTGCAGCACCACCAATACCCTTACCATCTTCAGGAAGGAATTGGATGGAGGGGGTGCTTGTGTAACCAGAACCAGGATTAGTGATATAGAGTTGACTAATTCTGCGGCGTCTGAATCCTGACGTTTCACTAGTAATTGCAACAACAGTTGCTGTCGTTCCGCCAGCTTGAGGAGGAGAAATCTTGACTGGAGGATCAGCAGTCCATCCAGTACCACCGTCCAGCAATTTGATGTAACGGATGCCTGTTTGGACACTAGTAATTGCAGTTGCGGTATTGCCGACCGAGACCAGTCTCAAGGTAGCGTTGTAACCAGCAGTCCTGAAATCGTCATCTACGACAGTGATTCCAGTATCAATAACCTCATCTTCATACTCGAACGGTTCACACGTTAGAGTATATGAATAGTTCTTCCGTAGTTGATAGAAGTTGCTTACATCATCAACATACTTGATCTCTAGCAGAAGATCTCTGTATGGGAAATATAAAAGATCGCCTTCTAGAGGACGACTAGGATCGTTTGATAAACCAGTTCTTCCTGCAATCAGCGGTGTAATGTAGTTTGTATACCTATCCTGAGAGATGACAATCTTCATCTCTGCGGTGGTTCTCACACCAAATTTTGTAAGCAGATTATATCCAGAATCAAATCCTTCATATGATTCGATATAACCTTCAATCGGGAAGGAGTTCTTGAACTCAGAACTCGTGACCTCCCGCATCACATTCTTTATATTTACAAAAGTTCTAGGCAGGTAAACGAACTCTACCCCATACATTTGGATCTGTTCGTTGATTAGATCCTGTACAAGATTTTGTTCACCTACTGTGCCTTGCTGAAAGAAGGGGTTTAGTGCCATTATCCAATCAGGTCAAGAGGAGGAAGTTCATACTCATATGTCATCCTCTCCTCAAGTTTCTCAATCTCACCAAGGGCATCTTCATAGATTTGTCTGCCGTTGAGTTCAACCCCACCAGGCAATTTGACACCTTGGAACTTGATCAAGTTCATACCCCACTGCTTTTTACACAATGCAGTGAAGTATTTTTTCAAGAAAGGATCATTATATACTTTGTTATAGTCATTCGGATTTAGAACCCTATAACAACGAATAATCAAATAGTCACCCGCTTGCATGCTAGAGTAATCTACATCTAGGTACAAACGATTCTGACGACGGTTGAATCGAATCTGTTTATCTGGATGCAGGATATGGTCCAGATCTTCCAAGTATCTCTTGGTCATCGTGTACCCAAGCAGTTCCATTGAACTGAAGAAGTACACATCATTCAACATCATTTGATAGTTGATGTTGAACATGTTCGTCGAGATCAGACGATTGTCCAGTTTGAAAACTCTTTCAATCCCAATAACAGCGTCAGGAATCTGGATGAAATTCTGGTTCTCCTCATAACTAAAGGTGGTAGTGCCAATTCCAGTAATAGTTGCACTAGCGGTGGTGGTAGTGATACCAGTCCCTTTATCGTTTCCTTTAGCTTGGATTGCATCAAGAAAATCCTGAGTGACTTGATGTTTCAGATACATCAATTCTACGCCATCCATGTGGCGATTTTGATAAATCTGAATGGCATCATCCATCAGATCTTCAATTTGCTCATCAGCAACATTGATTTCAAGAACCGGAGCACCCAGTTGCCTTTTGGCGTAATTGACTAACTCCTGTCTTGTAGATGGGTTCGCCATTTATTCAAGACTTTCTTTTATTTATGAACGTCTTACGACAACATCTAACTCGTCACCTACATCTAGACCGGTTACAGGGTTGATAATTGTGATAGCGGGACTGCCAATAGTCCAATCAGCAGTCTTTTGCAATAATATACCATTCAGGTATACTTCCATATTATCAGCAGATGTGTCAGAGTTTGATGGGGCAAATGAAGTTTGACCTTGAGCAGCAGTTAGTTGGTCCTCAGCTTGATCTGAACAGATATCAATTTCATCTCCAACATTAGCGGCTTCTACTAAGACCACAGAAGCAGATGCTTGATAGTCAATATCTTTTCGGAGTCTGACTCCATTTAGAAAAACTCTATAGTTCTTAGAAGCAGAAAGGTTGCCAGCAAGAGTAAAGGTTGTTTGATTCTGAGTAGATGTAAAATATTCTTCTTCAAAGGTGTGCCCAAAATAAACACTAATCTGTACGTTGTCACCTGCGGTAAGACCATTAGCAAAGGTTACCGTTGAGGGTGCTGATAATTGATAATCATTACTGGCACCTACTCTTTGTTTGACACCATTGACACTCACCTGCACCGAGAATGCAGTTGCCTGCTCTCCGTCATCAAACACATTGGGGGCAGTGAACGAAGTCTGTCCTTGGGATGCTTCGATATTAGCTACACTCATTGTGGTAGCGCCACCTACAGCACCTCCTCCACCACCTGACAGTGTTTTGAATGATAAGGAACCATTT